CGTGCTTTGCCAACGAGGCTTACATGAACAGCGAGCAACAAGCGTTAGCCGAGATACCGATCTGGATGGTGATCGTTCTGTCTCTGGTCGGCGGTGTATCGGGCGAGATGTGGCGGGCCGACAAGGCGGGTGCTCGCGGTTGGGGGCTGGTCAGACGGCTGGCGTTACGATCGGGCGCCTGCGTCACCTGCGGGGTAGCGACCAACATGCTGCTGTACGCCCTCGGTGTTTCGGTCTGGGCGGCAGCAGCGGTTGGTTGCTTGACTGCGATGGCCGGCGCCGACGTTGCGATCAACCTCTACGAGCGTTGGGCAGCGAAGCGGCTTGGGGTTTGCCAGACGACGTCATCTAACACCGACTCTGCACTGTAGGAAGGAGATCTGGTCATGCAAGTTCGTGTTTTTGGTGAAGCGCAAGAGCTGCTGTGGGTCAGAACTGAAACCGGCGGCTTGACGAGTCTTTCGCACCGCCGGGATGGCACGCTGGATAGGATCATCGTGGCGCTTGAGTCCGCTCTCTATCAGGCGAAGTCAGAAGCGAAGCACGTAGATGAAGCTGATCTGGCGATGGTAGTCAGCACCGAGGATATCGACGCGTTGTTAAAGCGTGATCTCTCGGTTGATGTTTGCGGCAACCATGTTCCAGATCCCAGGGGATTGGAAGAAGGCGTGCCACTTAGGCGGAGCGACAAAGCCGATACGGTTCCCGCTCTTCCAAATTGCAACGGCATGACCAGCGAGACCAGCTGTGTTAACAGCAAACTCGAAAGCCGCAACGAACTCTTGTTGGTCGGAGCTGGATTTGCTTCCGAATGAAGAGTCCACAGGCACGATGATCATGTCCTGTCCCTGCTCACGAACGTGAGCGAATTTATACTTAGCCATCTTTCATCCTTTCGATTGGTGAGGGAGTCCTTCCTCGGCCTGCCTTCTGCGGGGGAAGGACCAGGCGATGCTAGCACTTTGATTTCACGTGTGAGGAGTGGCCATGTTCAAGAATCAGGATTCGGATGTCTCCTCGGCACGACGAGCCAGGTCACTTACACGACCAGTGCCCCCGGTGGGGGCGGGGACCCTGGCGATATGGCCGGGGTACGGGACGGGAAACCCGCGCTTCTGCGTTAGCGGCTGGTTCACCAGCTTAGTGAACTGCGGTGAACTGGTTAACCCCCCGTATTCATTGGGTGAACTGGATATTTGAGCATGACGCACCTTAGCAAATCTGAGTTCGCCGCGCGCAACGGTTGGTCGAAATCCTACGTTTCGAAACTCGCCAAGCAGGATCGGTTGGTGCTTACAGACGAAGGTAAGGTCGATGTCGAAGCAACCGAACTTTTACTGGCTGAATCAGCCGACCCCAGCAAGGCCGCCGTCGCCGCACGGCACGAAGAGCATCGCGTAGATCGTGATGTACGCAGTCAGCTGCAGCCTGCGGATCAGCCTCTGGTTGTAGTGCCACCTGCGGAGGTTCCCAGCAAGGGTCCTGATTTCCAGAAGGCCAGGGCGCACCGCGAGTACTACCTTGCGCAACTGGCCGAGGCTGAGTTCTACAAGGTTCAAGGGAACTTGGTTGAGCGCAAGCCCGTTGAGGACGCTGCCTACTCCGCAGGCCGCATGGTCAGAGATCTGATGTTTGGTCTCGCCCCCCAGCTCGCCGCCGAGTTGGCCGCTATGACCGATCCTTGGCAGATAGAAAAACATCTCACTGGCGCCTTCCGGCGTGTCTTTGAAGACGCGATCCGATTGAACGGTGCCGACCTTGAGCAAGCCATGACACAGAGCTGAGCCTATGCCCACCGGATACGCAGACGGTGCGAAGGTGTACCGCACTGGGTATTGCCGTGGGCTACAGCCCGACCCAGAGTTGTGGGTAGATGAGTGGGCTGACGAGTACATGCGGATCCCGCGTGACACTGGTGCAGCCGAGCCAGGCCAATACCGCACTGCGCGAACCCCATACGCCCGTGAACCCATGCGCTGCCTGTCGCCTGCCCATCCGTGCAAACGGGTGGTGACGATGGTTGCATCGCAGCTGATGAAAACGCAGATCGCGCTCAACTGGATCGGCGCGCTGATTCACATGTCACCATCCAACATCCTGACCTTGCTGCCAAGCCTTACCCTGGCCAAGCGCGTTTCTGGTCGGATGGGCAAAACCATTGCCGCGACCCCAGTGCTGCGCGAACGTGTCGCCACGTCCCGCTCGCGCGATGCACGCAACACCATGGACACCAAGGAGTTTGAGGGCGGTACGCTTTATGCGACCACTGCTGGCTCGGCCTCCAACCTGGCAGAGCTGTCCGCGCGCTACGTCTACGGCGACGAGGTGGATCGTTGGGATGTCGACGTGGACGAGGAGGGCGACCCAATCGAGCTGGCGGAAACCCGTGGCAGTACCTTCGGCCGCAACGCCAAGTTTTACTTCTCCAGCTCGCCGACCATCAAGGGCGCCTCCCGGATCGATGACCTGTTCCAGGCTAGCGATCAGCGACACTTCTACGTGCCGTGTCCGTCCTGCGGGCACATGCAAACGCTGGAGTGGGAGCGCCTTCTGTATTCGGCTGACTTCGCTACCGTTCACTACCAGTGCGCCGGTCCTGAATGCGACGTGCTGATCGAAGAACACCACAAGGGTGAGATGCTGGCCAAAGGCGAGTGGCGTGGCCACGCCCAAGGCGACGGCGAAACAGTCGGCTTTCACCTCAACGCCCTCTATGCGCCGTTGGGCTGGACCTCATGGTCCGCGCTGGCCAAGCAGTTTCAGAAAGCCAAGCGGGCGCAGGATCGAGGTGATCTCGAACCCATGCAGGTGTTCTACAACACCCGCTTGGCAAAGGTCTGGGACAGTGCGGTCGAGCAGACCAAGGCCGATTTACTGCAAGCCCGCGCGCTTCAGGAGAACTATGTTCTCGGTTCGTTGACCGTTGGCGTGCTGGTACTGACTGCCGCTGTCGATGTGCAGGCCAACCGCCTCGAGCTGATGGTGATCGGCTGGGGCGTTGGTATGGAACGGTGGGTGGTCGATCACCAGGTCATCCCCGGCGATCCAGCCGACGACCGCACCTGGGCTTTGCTAGATGAGCGGCTCAAGGTGCGGTACCGCCATCCCTGCGGCGTTGGCCTCGGCATTCTGGCAACGGGCATCGACTCTGGTGGTCACCACACCCATGAGGTTTATCAGTTCTGCCGAGTACGACGTTGGCGCAACATTTTCGCCATCAAAGGCGCGAGCAAGCCGGGGCGACCGGTCATTGCCCAGCGTCCCTCGCTGGTGGATGTCACCTGGAAAGGTCAGACCGAACGCCACGGCGCCGAGCTGTGGATGATCGGCACCGACACCGCCAAGGATTGGATCTACAACCGCTACAGCTTCGAGACCGGTCCTGGTTCACTGCACTTCGCCAAGGACCTGCCCGACGACTTCTTCCAGCAGTGTGTGGCCGAGCGCAAGGTTGCGCGCTACGTAAAAGGCTACAAGCGGATTGAGTGGGTGAAGGGCAAGGCAGACCGAAACGAAGCGCTTGACCTCATGGTGTACAACCTCGCCATGGCCTATTACCTCAACTTGCACCGCTACGGCGAGCACGACTGGGACAAGCTTCGGCAGGCCTTGGCACAGGCTGGATTGTTCGATGAACCGGTGGCTGTGGAGCCGCCAGTCACCGAGGCAGATGACGATGACGATGATCCATCCGACTCGGCCACCCCTCGTGACACCACGCAGTCGCCAGCCCGGCCTGCTTCGCCGCCTCCACCGCCGCCGCGACCGGCACCGAAACCAATGCAACGCCGCAGCTCGAGTAGCGGCTACCTGAAGAGACGCTGACATGGCATACACACAAGCCCACCTCGCCGCTGTCGAGCGTGCGATTGCGCGCGGCGAAAAGGTCGTTCGATACAGCGACCGCACGGTTGAGTATCGGTCGGTCGATGAGCTGATCAAGGCACGTGACCTGATCCGTACCGAACTGGCCAAAGCTGCGGGGCCGCGTTCCCGCGTTGTCCGGCTTTACCACGGAGGTAAGGGCCTGTGAGCGGCCGTTACATTTCCCTCGCCCGTTCTGGCGTACTGGTTCCCGAGCGGATCAAGGCCAGCTACGAAGGCGCTGCCGAGGGCCGGCGCTCTTCAAACTGGGATGCGCCCGATACTGGGCCTAACAGCCTGATCATGCCGGCCTTGCGTAACCTGCGTTCGCGTTCGCGAGCGGCGGTGCGCAATGACCCGTATGCCGCCAACGTTATCGACAAGCGGGTAAGCAACCTCATCGGCACGGGCATTACGCCGCAGCCGAGGCTCACCGACAAGGCATTGCGCAAAATCATGCAGGTGCTGTGGGAGGACTGGGTAGACGAGTCCGACGCCGATGAGCTGACCGACTTCTACGGCCAGCAAGCGTTGGTGGCGCGAACGGTCGAGCAGTCGGGCGAGTGTTTCGTGCGGCTGCGTCCTCGGCGTCTCGAAGATGACCTGGCGGTTCCGCTGCAGCTGCAATGTCTCTCGCCCGAGTTCGTGCCACACGACAAGTTTGAAGTGACCCGATCCGGCAATGTGATCCGTGCCGGCATTGAGTTCAACAGCCTTGGGCGGCGGGTGGCTTACTGGTGCTATCGCAACCATCCCAGTGACAAGACCTCGCTCAATGCGGGGTACAACGCCCTGGTGCGTGTGCCTGCCGAGCAGATGCTGCACATCTTCGAGTCACTTGAACCAGGTCAATTGCGTGGCGTTCCCCGGTTGGCGCCGGTATTGAAGCGGTTGCGCAGCCTGGACAGTTACGACGATGCGGTCCTGTTTCGGCAAGAGGTGGCCAATCTGTTCGCAGGCTTCATCCGCAAGCCCGCACCGGAAGGCCCGCCGCAGATCGACATGGTGACCGGGGCACCAGTCAGCTACGACCGCGACGGCTTCACGCCGATGGTAGGGCTGGAGCCGGGCACGATGCAGGAGCTGCTGCCGGGTGAGCAGGTCGAGTTCTCGGACCCACCGGACGGCGGCAACAACTACCCCGACTTCATGCGGCAGCAGCTCACCGCTGCAGCGGCGGGCGCGGGCCTGCCTTATGAGCTGATGACGGGCGATATGCGCGGGGTCAACGACCGGGTGATCAGGGTTGTGCTGAACGAGTTCCGCCGCCGGCTCGAGCAGCTCCAGTTCTCGGTGTACGTCCACCAGCTGTGCCGCCCGGTGCGGCGTGCCTGGATGGACATGGCTGTTCTGTCAGGCGCCCTCGATCTGGATGACTACACCCAGCGGCGCCGCGAATACTTGCGCACGCGATGGGTACCGCAGGGCTGGGCTTACATCCAGCCAGTACAGGATGTTCAAGCCCGCATGCTCGAAGTCAAAGCCGGTTTCACCTCACGCAGCGAGATGTGTCTGCGCGCGGGCACCGACGCTGAAATCGTAGACGAAGAGAACGCCGCCGACATCGCCCGTGCACAGGCACTGGGCCTCAACTACAGCACCTTGTCCGCGATTGATGACGATGCCGACGAGTCCGATCAAAAGGAAACGAAATGAAAAAGTTGATGCCGTTTCGCATCTTCAACAAGGCCAAAACCGCCCTGCAGGTGGAGGACGAGAGCTGGTACAAGATCAATGCCACGGCTGGCGGCGAGTCTGAATCGAAAACCATCGAGATCTTCATCTACGGCGAGATTGGCACCTGGGGCATCACGGCCAGCCAGTTTATTCAGGATCTTAAAGCCGCTGACGATGGAGCTTCGCCAGTTGTCGTCGCCTTCAACACCATCGGCGGTGACCTCTTCGACGGCCTCGCCATTCATAACGCGCTCATCCGTCTGGGTGAGCGATGCACTGCCCGGATCGACGCGCTGGCAGCGAGCGCCGGCAGCGTAGCGGCCTGCGGTGCGCATCGGATAGTCATGGCCTCGAACGCGATGTTCATGATCCACAACCCATGGACGCTGGCGGGTGGTGATGCCGAGGATCTTCGCCGAGTGGCGGATGTGCTCGACCAAACCTTCGAGGCGATCATTGCGGCCTACAAAGCCAAAGCGCCGGACATTGATGATGCTGAGCTGCGGCGCATGGTCAACGACGAGACCTGGCTCACGGCTCAGGAGTCACTCGCCCTAGGGCTGGCTGACGAGATCGGCAACGGCGTCAAGGTTCAAGCCTGCTTGGGGCAGGGGGCTGCCATGGCGCGATATCGCCAGACGCCGCAAGCGCTGCTCGATCAGCTCACTGCCAGCCAGGCCGAGCCTTTGGTTCAAGACGATCCGCCGGCAGTTGATGATCCGCCTGCGCCGACCGAGGCCGATTCAACGGCATTGGCCCTGATGATCACCCAGGCCTGCGCCACTGCCGGCATCAGCAACTTGGTCGCGCCGTTGATTGCGTCCAGCAAGCTGGCAGATGAAGCGACCGTGCAGGCTGCGTTGACCCGTGCCAAATCGGTGCGGGACCTGTGCGTCGCTGCTCGCCTTCCAGAAATGACTGCTGAGTTCGTGCAGGCCGGGCTGGATGCCGGTGCGGTACGTGCGCGGTTGTTCGACAAGTTGGTTGGCTCTGGCAAAGGCTTCGAGATTGACAACAGCTTGCCGCCTGCTGACGACGAGATTGAACCGGTCCAGGTCAAGATACCCACACCCACAAGTACCTATGCCGCTCGGCGGCAGGCGACTCGACAACACCCTGGCAAAGGAGCCTGAACATGAGCAAGACCTATGTAGAACCGGTGCATGCCGGTGAATTTCTCCTGTCCGAGGGACCCGGCAAGATCTCGCGCGAGGCCATCGCATTGGCGGCTGGTGTGGCATTGCCGGCTGGGCAGGTCCTCGGCCAGGTCACCGCGAGTGGGCTGCTGACTGCGTACGACCCGAACGCAGAGGATGGCAGCGAGGCCGCCAAGTGCATCCTGTTCGCTGGCGTCCCTGCTTCCGAGGAGGAGCGCCGAGGACGCGCCGTTGTGCGCTTGGCAGAGGTCACGGAGTCGCTGCTCACTGGACTGGATCTGGATGCCGAGAAGGCGCTGGCCAGCCACTTCATCATCGTTCGTTGAGGCGAGCAGAACCCAACCAAACCCCGCCACTGTGCGGGGTTTTGCATTACTGGAGGGCCTTCATGGCTGCCATCGAGATTTTTGAAGAAAACGCTTTTACCGTGCCCGCGCTGACCGCCGCGATCAACGAGCAGCCCTTTGTGCCAGGCCGACTGGCTGAGCTGGGGCTGTTTGAAGAAGAGGGCGTCAACACCGTGACCGTCCAGGTTGAAAAAGACGGCGACACCCTGGCGCTGGTCCCGGCAGGTGAGCGCGGTACCACTGGCCACATCGTCAATGGCAGCAAGCGGATCCTGCTGCCGTTCAACACGGTGCATCTGCCTGAGACGTTCACCATTCGCGCTGATGAGATTCAAGGCATCCGCGCGTTTGGCTCGCAGACTGAGCTGCAGGCGGTTCAAGACGTTGTGAACAAACGTCTGGCCAAAGCCCGCCGGCAGCTCGACGCGACGCATGAGTTTCACCGCATGGGCGCGCTGAACGGTCATGTGATGGATGCCGACGGCAAGACCATCCTGCTGAATATCTTCGACCGCTTTGGACTTGAGCCGATAGTGGTAGAGATGGCGTTGGCGAATGCTGGAACGAAGGTGCGCGTGAAATGCGTAGAGGCGCTGGACGCACAGGAAGAAGCTCTCGGTGCCACCACCACCAGCGGGGCGCGTGCGTTCTGTGGCAAGAACTTCTGGCGCGCCCTGATTGACCACGAAAGCATCGCCAAGACGTATGAGGGAAGCCAGTACGCCTCGGCGCTGCGTGCAGATGGCCGTGAGGCATTCGAGTTCGGCGGGATCATGTGGGAGCGGTATCGCGGCAAGGTCAACGGCACCGCCTTCGTACCAGACGATGAAGCTCGCTTGGTTCCTGAGGGCGTGCCTGGCCTCTGCATCTCGCGGTTTGCGCCGGCAGACTACATGGATACGGTAAACACCGAAGGCCTGCCGTATTACGGTCAGGTTGAAGTCCTGCCGTTCAAAAAAGGCGTTGCGGGCGAAGCCCAGTCCAACCCCTTGCACATGGTCACGCGCCCCCGCGCAATCATCCACCTGAAGCTCTGACCGTGAGCTTCCGCGAGCTGCTTGCTGATGTGGACGACACGGTTTTCGAGGTGCTCGGCGATGCGGCGCAGATCGAGGGGCGCGACGTGATTGGCATGTTCTCGGCGCCCTGGCTGCAGCCCAAGCTCGGCCAGATCCGCACCGCCCTGCGTGAGCCGCACCTGGTCATCCGCGTCGCTGACAACGCGGGTGTCGAGGTCAAGCAGAAGGTGGTCATCGATATGCCGGCTGAGGATGGCGGCGGGAACTACACCATTACCAACATCGAGCCTGGCGGTGACGGCCTGGTCACTCTGGTGCTGAGGAAATCGCCATGAGCGTGGGTAGCTATCACAAACAGTCGGCCAGCTCCGGGCTGATCACGCTGCAGGCCAGCGCGGGTGACATCAAGCGTTTCGCTGACTTCGCCCGGCTAGTGCCCAAGGCGATGGCTGCAGCCCAGCGCAGGGCGATCAACAAAACGTTGCGCTGGCTTCGCACTCACATGGCTCGGGAAGTCGGTCGTCAGGAGCGGATCGCCATCGCAGCGGTAAGGCAGCGGCTTAAAGCGTTCCCGGTTACCGGCAACGGGCAGGGCAGGCTGTGGTTCGGCATCAACCCCATCGAAGCCAGTCGCGCTGGTCGCGCAAGGCAAGGGCGCTCTGGGGTAACGGTAGCCGGCCGTCGCTACGAAGGCGCTTTTTTCAAGCGAGTGTACGGTGGCAAGGCTGATATCTGGATCCGCACAGCCAGTAAGCATTTTGACGCGAGCGATTACCCCGACAGCCAAGTTTCTGGTGCGGGTGGTGCACGGTCAGGGTGGGTCTCGGAAAACGGCAGCCGCTTCCCGTTAGCCAAGGCCAAGATCACCCTGGACAACGTCCGGCCTCACTTCGAGACCTGGACCAATCGCGCTCACCAACGCCTGCTGGAAGTGATGGAGCAGGAGCTGAACTATGAGCTGCACAAGTACCTGGGGAGAACAGGCAATGGATGAGGACTCAATCCCTCTCAGCCAGATTTACGCCGCCATTGAGCAGCACATCAGCGAGACGATTCCGGGTCTCGCGTATGTGGGAACAATGCCTGCCGGGATTCAGGTGGTCACGCCGCCTGCAGTGATCCTCGAGCTGGCGGGGTTTGAAGATGCCGACAAGGATCCGGGCACGGGGGAAACAGCGGTTGATGCTCGCTTTGAAGCGCGTGTGATCGTCGGTGCCGAGGAAGAAAACTGCTTGCATATTGCCGCGTTCGTTGCGGCGCAGTTGGCCGTACTCCTGCGGATCCAAACGTGGGGGCTGGCGGTCGAACCCTCACAGTTCATTCGTGCAGAACGAGACTGGACGCGCCCCGAACTGGATGCTTACGCCGTGTGGGTGGTCGAGTGGACTCAGATCATCTACCTGGGTAAGGAGGAGTGGCCTTGGCCAATAGAGCCTCCAGGCACGCTTGTGTTTGGGTTCCACCCCGACACGGGCGCTGGCAGCGAAGGGGCCTATTATCCACCGGAGGCCATGGAATGAGTTATGCGAGCGCACAGCATGACCGCATGCTGGCTTGTGTGGTGATGGCATGCCGCGTGGTCGCGGTGGATCTGGAAGCTGCGCGGGTGCGTGTGTCGGACGGTGCCGGCTGGACCAGTGCCTGGGTACGCTGGCACAGCCAGGCCGCTGGCAAGGCGCGCCACTGGCGGGCGCCGAGCCTGGACGAGCAGGGCATGCTTATCAGTCCCAGTGGCGACCCGGCGCAGGGCACGTTCATACCGGGCCTGTACGGCAACGCCGGCAGTCAGCCAGACAACCGCGATCATGTGGAGGTCTGGCGGTTTGATGATGGCGGCTCGCTGGTCTACGACTGGCAGGCCAAGAGTTACACCATCACGCTGCCTACGGGCACTGTGTTGGTCAAGGTGGGCGGTACGTCGGCCACACTGACCGACGATGCAATCATGGCCAAGACGGTGACGTTGACCGCCGAGGCGACTGCCATCACGGCCAAGGCCGCGAACATCACGCTTGAAGGTGCCGTAAAAATTGTCGGCCCGTTATCCGTAACGGGCGATATCACTGGCGCCGGCAAGATCATGGACGCCGGCGGCAACTCGGCAAACCACAAACACTGACAGCCCGCCATTTGAGCGGGCTTTTTCAGACCTGGGGAAACCATGGCTACCAAGAAAGAAACCGCTGCGCCTGGTGCGCTGGCGACGGTCGTCTATTGCGACAAGGTCAACGCCTCGCGCTCGCTGTTCATGGACAGCGGCCGCGAGCTGAAAGTGATCCGCGCGCGGATCGAGGTCGACGGCGCCGACGCCGAGGCGCAGGCCTATCTAGACGCCCGCAAGGATTTCCAGCGCCTGGAGGCGTAACCCCATGATCGGAATGGATCGCCGCACAGGGGCGCCGCTGTCAGGCCTGGACCATCTGCGGCAGTCCATTGAAGACATTTTGACCACGCCGATTGGCAGCC